AACAACGGGCTCAGGGAGCCTTAGAGACGGGAATACCGGTGGCTCGCCTAAGTCCATCAGAGAGGCTTAGCAGGGAAAAGTCCGTTACGGATAAACTCAACAGCTTTGTCATCGACATCGTTGTCGGTAGACTCAGCCAGTTTGGTCAGCATGTCTACAATGAGCAGCTTAACCTTGTCAGATTGCAGAAAGGAAAACAGGATTGGACGGATAAGGGTGATCATGGTTTTGTAGGCCAAGTAGGGTTTGCAGGGTCAGCAGTGTTAGCTGGCAGGTCACGTAACGCTTGCCGATAAGCAGACTGTTCATCAGTCATAGTGCAATCAGACAATGCCCACCAATCAGTTTCAGAAAGACGCTTGTTGCGCTCTTCACGAAGATTGGCAAGGTGACCTGCATTATTTAGTTCAGAAAGTTTGTTTTCTACAGTTTCACGAGATGGTTTTGGAAAACTGTCTGGAAACTGCCAGACAAGGGAGTCATAATCAACGTCATACTCCCACCATCCAGCAGGTCTGTCAGCTTTAGGATAAAGGGCTCGCAGTGCGTCACCCAGATTGTGATTAGTTTTGTTCATCGAAGCCACATAGTACAGCAATAACCAGCATTGTAATCTCTGCGTTCAGAGTTTTCACCTACGTTGCCAGTGTTTGCGTCGTAATGAGCCCAGCGATCATCGTCCCAGCCAACAAAAGCAGATGAATCCGTATCTTGGCCTGAATCAGCATCTGTTGCAGATACACTCCATTTGTGGTCAAGAGTAAGGTTAAATGGGTTCCACATGTTGCTTGTGGGAGTAATAAATCCGTTAGAAATTACTGCGGCAGAACTAGCATTGTAATCATTATTTCGCATCCACTGATAGCTGTTGTTAGTCCATCGACCTCTTCCGTCTCTTGCACTTTGAAATTTTTGACCACCTTTTGTATTGCTAGATCCGTTTACGCCACGGTTTTCAAGTGGTTGGTACTGGTAAAAGTTGCGATCATCGGCCTGTTGGTTTGACATAATTTGCCACCAAGTTTCACCAACGTTGGTAAAAAAACCCGGCTTATAGATAAAATCAACACCACGACTTCCGAGAATGTCATTAGAGTTGTTATAGGTCATGACGCGAATTTCAGTCGGCCTGTAATCTCCCCAATCAGCAGAAAACTGGCTACTATCGCCAATAGCAATGTTAGCCATGCCTCTTGAGGAGGTAAGACCTGACTTAAACGACAGAGCCAGCTCGTCATTGTTAGGTTGGCCGCTGTTAGTACCACCTTTCCATCTAGCAACAAGAACCCAGCCAAAGTCGCCACCTTGGGAGGAGCCAGAACAGTTAAGGAAATAACCGTTCTGAACACCTCCGTTAGGTGTGTCAAATTTATAGACGCCACTAGAGAACCCGGCTCGTTTTAGTTCTTGTGGGCTGCGGTAAGCGCCAACAGTGTCGGCGCCCGCAGAATGTTTAATAGCCATTAGTTTACCTCCGTAAGGTTGAATTTATATTTTTTGCCGTTACGGCGGTTCAGTAAGAACAGGTCGTCCTCACCCTCTTGAATAGTCCAGCTACCCCAGGTGCCGTCCACATCGTTGGCACTGCCCTCATTGCTGAGGTTGAGGTCGTTAGTGTAGACGTTGCGCCAGCGGTTAGAAGTAGTGCCTAGGTCGTAGGTGTTGTTTGCTTGTGGGACAAGATGTCCGTCGCCTTGAATAGAAACTCTTGGTGAGTTTTGAGTAAGAAAAGTTATTCCAGCATTGCTTTCTACGTTTGCAATAAAGAAAGTGCTGCTATTCGTATTTGCATACCCTAAATAACCTTGAGTTGTGCCGTCGCTTTCTTTAAAATTAATTTCGGCTTGACAAGCAGTGCCAGTATTATTGGTGTCTTGGATGTTGACCTGACCAACACCGGATGCACAGTTAATTGCGCCATCACTTGTCAACCCATCACACGTTACGGTTCCGGTAACATTAACGCCGCTTGATGTAGTTGCGAGTTTGGTACTGCCTTGGTAGTTAAGCTCGACTTCTCTGTTAAGAGTTAGATAGATAGCTGTGTTTGTTACTGAGCCATTGTTTTGGTCAATAGCATAATCTTCCCAAGTGTTATTAACGCCCTGGACCCGTGTATGACATTTGCCATCGTTGTTTTGATGAAAGAGAAGACCTCTATTGCTACCGCTGCTCCAGTTATCGTTGCTTATTTGCAGTGCCCATGGCGATGCGTCATCTGTTCTAATTGCAACAGAAGGGCTGTTAGAGCCATCATCATCAACGACTAACTGATTGACGGTTAGCGTGCCAGCAACATCGCCGTTCCCATCAACATCCAGGGTGTCGCATTGCAGCTCGCCAGTAATGTCTACGCCGTCTGATTTTGTGGCTAACTTTTCGTCATTGTTGTGATAAAGTTTGACACTGCCATCATCATTGCACCGAAGCATTGTTTCGGTACCATGCCTTATAACTAAGTGTTCGCTTGAGTCAATATAGTTGGCACTGTCTGTACTATCGTGGTAAATTTGCAGGTCGTTAGAATCACCAAACATATGTTTAGCATTATCGCCTGCAAACAAGTTACCAAAAACTTGAGCGCCGCCAGCATTTGTACGGAACTTTTCGCTCCCAAGGTGATACAGCTTGGCTTCACCAGTGCTGCCATCGCATCGGATGTATTCAGCAACGCCACCAGAACCATTGTCAGACTGAAGGACTATATCTTTATCATCAGTTAAGTTCTGGATGTATAGGTCACCGGTTCCCTGATGAGTAATGTAAGAGTCGATGGCATTGTGTTGAATCTCAAGGTCATCGCCAGTGCCCAGCAGGATCTTGTCGTTGTCCTGCATGTCCAGGTTGGCTTGCAGGGTTACGTTACCGTTGAAACTAGCAGAGCCGTCATTTGCAACAGTAAATACCGAAGCACCACCAGCAGATGTTGGTGCCATGGCATCAATCAGTAGACCACTGCCTTGGTTTTTGAGCTGAAGGGAGGCATTAGTTGAATTATTTTCACCAACAATCGCATAACTTGTTGAGTTTATTGACGATACAGTGCTAGAAAACGTCGGACTTGTGTCCGTGCTCGCAGCAGTCAGACGACCATCAGCATCAACAGTGAACGACGCTACACCGCTTTGGCTTGCGCCATAGGTGCCAGCAGTAACAGCAGTGCTAGCCAGTTGAGTAGCACCAATAGATCCTGCAGTCACAGCAACAGTAATCTGTCCGCTGCCAGGCGTGTCATCGCTAACAGTAATACCAGTACCGCCAACCACATCAGACGTCAATGCAGTGTCGATCTTAGAGTCGATTGTACCGTCAACGTAGGTTTTATTGGTTGCGTGACCACCTGCAGTAGGAGTAATGGTAGTCAGCTGACCCGTCATGGTTGCACCAGACGTGGTAACAAAACCACTGGTGCTAGTAACACCAGCTTGCCATGCACCTGCAGTAGCGTTGTAAACCTTGAGGGTATCTGCTGTCGTGTCAAACCACAGGTCACCATCGTCTAAAGACGTGGTAGGTGCCGTTGAACTGACTCGATAACGTGCAGCAAAATCGTTTACGCTGCTAATGTTAGATGCAACAGTGTTGACGTTACTAATAGAGCCAGCAGTGGTGTTTACGTTGCTGATAGAACCTGCAACAGTGTTGATGTTGCTAATGTCGTCTGAACAATTGCTCATTGCAGTGACATTACTGGACGTAGCCAGTGTGTTCATGTCAGATACAATATCTGCTGTGCCAAGCGTATTCATGTCCGCTACAGCATCAGCGGTGCCCAGGCGACCAATCTCAGTAGCCTTACCTGCAACTGCAGTAACGTTTGAATCGTTATTAGCAACAGTAGTGACGTTAGAGCTAATACCTGCAACCGTAGTTACGTTAGAACTAATGCCCGCAACAGTGCTTACATTAGCGTTATTACCTGCAACAGTCGTGACATTACTAGAAATACCAGCAACAGTATTGATGTTTGCAATGTTATCTTCAACAGTGTTGATGTCACTGATGTTGTTTTCAACAGTCTGAATATCACCGATATTGTTGGCGACAGTTGTAACATCACTAGAAATGCCTGCAACAGTTGTGACCTCAGTTGCCTTAGGAGTCAGACGGTGGAAACTATAGGTATGCGTAGTTGAAGTAGTTTCGACAAGGCATCCAAATCCAGAAGCCAGAACCGTGCTACCGCAACCAGTAATAGTAACGGTATTACCAGAACCAGCACCGTTTGCAATAGTAACTGTGCCACCAGAAGGTGTACGGCTAGTGCCAATAACACCAATACTAACGATTGTGCCAGTGCCATTATTGACATCTGGGTTAGCAGCTGGGAACGACGTTTCGTTTGCAATAGGTACAAAACCACCAACATCGTCTATCAAGTCAACAATTCTATCGTTGATAGCAGCAGTAGTGGCAATGGTAGTGTCGTTATCTGGGAACGCTTGACCATCTTTGATGGTATCGCCAGAACTGATGTTGAAGTAACGTGCGTCAGACGCTGCAGTAGTAAAGAACGAAGTATCGTTTGCAGTTGCAGTACCTTGCTCGCTGTTAGTAACAACAGTAGCTGCATTCAGTTTTGCACTTGTAATTGTGCCATCGCTAATGTTTCCGTTGACAATGGTGCCATCAGC